CAATGTAGAATACTACAAGTCCAATGGCTGTATATACATAGTTATTCACGGTGCTGTACCTTTCCATAACCTTAATTGTGCAGACAGTCTTTCTACATCTTCTAGTAAATGTACGTTACGAGTACGTAATGTCTTAGCTTGTGCTTCCCAATACTTTGCGTCACGTTTTACCGCCTCATACTTTTCACATAACTCTCTGTGTGTGTCTCTATTTATCATGCCTCATACCTCGCTGTCTTGTAGTTCAGATTGGTATGTACAATACCATGCCAACCAGACAGTTTGTTCTTGACAACATTGAGGTGACGCATAGTATCTTCTTCGTCCTGTCCCTCAACAGGTGGATTCTTTGCAATCAACAGCATTAGGTCTGCCTCTGCAGCCTTACCTGTACGACTACCTTCCATCATGGATTGGTTGAGTACCACCTTGTTCTCTGCATCAGCAGATAGCTGAGACATGTAGAAGATAGCGCAGCCATGTTGCTTTGCAATCTGTCTAGCATAGATAGCGTTAGCCTTTAGTGCTTCATCAGGGCGAGAGTAGCCAGAAGTCTTGGCGAACTTGTCACCCATGTCAAGCACCACAATGTCAGGCTTGTATGTCTTACAGACACTCTCAACCCATGACATGTCACGATCAGTAGCGTCCTTGAACTTGACGTTATCCCTGATCTTATCGTATGCAGCCATTGCCTTTGACTTGTTGGCTACAACCTCTTTGGCTTCCATGTTAGAGGCGGCAGTGATGTAGCGGTGGGCTACACGGTGATAGCCTTCCTCGTTACATAACACAATGCACTTAGCACCCTGCCATGCAAAGCCATTCTCACCAGCAATCAGGCTGGCATGGAATGAAGTCTTGCCAGTGTTGGGCCTAGCACCAATCTCAATCAAGTGACCAGCATTAACACCCTCAACCTTACGGGTAAGTGTAGGGATGTTGAATGTCCACTGGCTCTCAAGACTGTTGAGTGCAAGGATATGATCAATGCTTGTGTCTTCCCATTCAATGTTTAGCTTGGGCGTGAAGTCATCACCATATTGCTCAAGCATATTACGTAATGGCTCAAGGGTATCCTTTGTACCATTGACATAATCAAAGCCAAGGTTAGCAATGTCCTCACCAATCACCTGTTGGAACAGCTTGGATAGCACCTCTTGTGCAATGTCCTCACCCATAGGCTGTTCTCGCTTTACTGTAGCGAACAGCGCACTGTAGGCAGTCTTCTGTGCTGTAGTCAGGGTAGCATTGTTTGACATAAACAACGCCTCAATCTCGTCAGGTGTAACGGTACGCTCATAACGGTGCATGGCACTGTCAATGGCCTTCTTAATCTTGCGTACATCAGGACTGAACAAACGTTCAGGGCAGCGAGAGCCACGATGACTGTCATAAAACTCTTTGTTCATCAGGCTACGTATTAGTGCTAGTTCCATGTGGGGTTATCCTTGTGTTAGGGCTATCAGATTACTGATATCGTCAGGGTTACTATATTTTAAATCGTCTGTCAACTTTAGTACACGAACATCTGAACAGTACGTGCGTAATTCCTTAGCAAACTTGAGTGACTTGGGTAAAGCATCGGGGTCAAGTGCTACTATTATGGTAGAGAACTGCGACAAGTATCGCTTGTGTCCCTCTGATAATGACGTACCCAACACAGCCACCCCGACATATACATCATCATCTTTGGCATCCAGCTTTAGATCGTTGTTCACTGTCGCACCTACAACTGCGGCACTCACGCTGTCCTCCACCACTACAGCGACATTACCACATCCACAATGGTATGGCAAGTCACTATTACCATATCTTTTCCATTTAGGTATTCTTTTTCCCAGTGATCTACCTGATCCATCAACTATACAACCTCTGTCATCTAGCACAGGAAAGACTATACGGTGGTCCTTTACGTCATACAATACAATAACATCTTCAGATGATAGGCCATACTGTTTAAGAAAATCCCAACACTCAGGCCCATCATTAACTAGGTAGTCAGGCTTTACAAATGGGGTAGGGTCTAGCTCGTCAATCATATAACCTAATGCCTTACGAACATCACCTACAGACATAGATACATTGGTTGCACCACTAACTGTACAACTAGCCTTGTAACAATTCCATACAATCTTACCCATTGTATTAGTAATAGTAAATGTATTCTTTGTATGACATACAGGACATGCCATGCGTCTGCTGTCACCAACAGTAAGCTGCAAATCATTTATGATTTCTATTATATTCATAGTGTATTACTTCCCTATGTTACTCTCTGTGTTCGATTTTACATGAGCGTATCTGGCTGTCAAGGCATTATTTGCAGATAGGTATGTATTTTTCATGTATGGTTTCACAGAAGACACATGATTGTGTCCTGTCACCGACATAATCTGAGGCAATGGCACACCAGCTTCCATCATTTCTGTAACACCTGTCCTACGTAGGTCCATCAGCCGTAGTTTCTCTGGCAAGCCAGCCTCTCGCATTACCTTACGTCCAACCTTGGACAATCTTTCCATAGCATATGGCTGAAAGCCACCAGCTACAGGCTCTGGATGCGGTGCTACGTATGGCTGAAAGCCAAGGTCTTCGTGCTGTTCTTGCAGCATACTAAACAACTCGTCATCAATAGGCAGGAACACTTCTGCCCTACGCTTTGATTGCTCAAGGCACAGCATCTGCTTGTCAAAGTCTATCGTGTCCCATGTCAGGTTACGCATGTCACCTAGTCGTTGTGTCCATTTGTATGCCATCATCACAATCATACCTATGTTGCGATACCTGTACTGGTCAAATGCAACGTCAAGAAACTTAGTCACATCAGAATGTTTCCAAACTACCTTACGTTGTGGTGCAGCTTTACGTTTGATATTGCTGAATGGATTGAACTGTATCTGCTCCATAGCAATAGCGTAGTTAAACACACGGCTGGCACAGGTAGCACCATGATTGGCATAGCTTATACCTCTTTCAACCCACTGTTCATACAGTTGCTTTGCAACCTTAGAGGTAACAGTAGTGTGCTTCCTATGCCCTATAGCATCCACCAACAGGCCAATAAAGTAGGCATAATCTACCTTAGTTGTAGGACGTAAAGCCTTGTAATCATTGGATGCATAGTAATAGTGTGACAAATCTGCAACAGTGCTGCTTGGCTTGATCGTGATAAGCTGCGCCTGTTCTTCACGGTACTTATCTATCTTGTCATTCAACTCTTTGGCGAGTACCTTGACCTGTTTAAGATCACTGCCCCATTCCTTACGGCTCACCACCCCAGCATCTACTAGATACTGAGGCGGGTTGAAGCGATAGGACGCTGCACTCTTAGGTTGTTTACGCTTTTGTACAAAGCGAGGAAGGTTAGTCATTATGCAGCTTCCAGTGTGATGAACTTGGGATCACTGACCCACTTGCTCACCTCTTGCTCACGTGACCACATGCTTACAGCTTGTGTATCGTTGCCAGTATTCTTGAGGCTGAACCCGTTACGTTCATCAGCATAGCTGGCGTAGTTAGTGAAGGCAGAATACAAGGCAAACTTGTTATGTCCACGGACACTGGCCTCATGGCTATACAACTGAAACATTTTCTCGGCCTTACGTTTGGATGAAATCATGTCATCAAGCAAAGACTTAACATCTACATACTTGATTGATGTTCTTGCCCATACCTGCATCTTTGCAGCGTTGTCATAGAAGTTAGCTCTGGCTCTGGCAAGCTCATAGATGAAACCTTCCAACGTAAAGTTGGCTGTGTTCTTCTTACGAACCTTGTCATATTCACCAGTAATCATACCATTGGTACAGAAGAAATCAATAGCACCGAAGTAGGATTGGTTTGAACATGACCCGTCAATGCCATGCAGACTGATAATACGATTACCAATATCTGTATGATGTTCGTCTGATACAATGGTGCTACGCATGTTAGGTAGGGTAACATCTAGCATTGCCCATGCCCCACCTCTAGCGGTACGCCATGTGAAGTCAGCATCTACTACCTCATTAGGTAACATTTCCTCTGTCACTGTGTCCCATACACCTCGGAAGAAATCACCGTGGCTGGCACACTGAAAGCCTTTGCCAACAATACCCATGTACTGTCCTGTGTCTGCATTAAGCACATACTTTTTGTCGTGCATCTTTGTATCCTCAAACGCTACGTCAAAGTCAAGGTTCTCTGGAATAAAATCTAAAGCCATATTGTGTTCCTTTCAGGAATGTTAAGGCAACTGTGCCTCTGTTGTATAGCTATCATAACCTATACTAGTAACGATAGCAAGTGTTATCTGTTCAGCCCATCTATTTCTCTAAAGAAATAATGAGAGCCAAAGTCTCCTTGGTATAGCATCATGTCAGCCCAATAGGGCTTGACATAGTACGCATGATAGTGGGTTGATCCACCAGTAAAGTCAGGGACTTCGCCACGTAGTACATCAGCCGCCACCATCTGAGCATATGCCCAAGCATATTCATCATCAGGCTTGTCACTCTTACCATCACAGTACCAACTGAATTGGCAGACGTTGTTGTCATTACGTTGTGTTACTACTTCACACACCTCATTAGGCCAGCGACTATCCTGTACCCTGTTGAGTACAACATGAGCCACGGCATACTGTCCAGACATGTTGTCATTACGTGCCTCAAAGTATACGTTCAATGCAATGCAGGACAGGGCAGTAAGTACCATTTATTGTCCTTCCATTAAAAGTTCTAGTTCTTTTTCGCATACATTTTTGCTCGTATAGTAATAGACCGTTTCATCTATACAGAAAGTCATTAGGGTTTCAATGTCCCAATCACCTACAGCCTTTTCAACAGCTATTTCTATTTGTTCCTGTGTGTATTTCATCATAACATCCCCTCTAGTATCTGATGTAGTTGTGAGCCATCCACATAGCCACGTGGATCACCTATCAGGTTGCCCTTGCTATCAAGCACACCTACCTCAATAGAGCCTCTGTCTCTGTCACCCATCATGCCTACGCCTTGGGTAATGGACAGTCTCATGCCACTAGGCATTTGAATTATCATGTTGTTAGGCATATTATAATTCCTTATCATTTAAGTTCCAAGCATATATCTCTGGCTTATTATCTCTGATAACAAAGCAAGCTCTATCTGCCTCATAGATTGCATCACCTGTACTGCAAGATACAAATGTACCTGCAAGGTAGGGGTTGTACATGACACGTTCACCGCCTAGCCAATCACAATACTGTTTAATGATGGACACATCAATGCCATCAAAATGTTTCATCCTGTCACCTCTCACAAAGGCATGGACATTCTTGCGCTGTTCAAGCAATACCTTTGCCCTACCTGCTGGCTGTACTGCGAAGGTTACATTACGAACAAACGCAGACCTGATGTGCTGTACAACTCTGCCCTTTACTCGGACAGAGAATACATCTTTGTGTAGGTTCCAATATGTTTCATGGCGTTGGTTAATGATCGGGTTCATACTGCTTTCCTTTCAGTATCAATTACAAATCCACTGGTATCTTTTTTGGCTCTGCCTTTGGCATACAAGCTAACCACTACACCATCAGGATCAAGAAACCGTAGGTCATCTGCATCACCAGATATGACAGGACGATCCATGAAATGATGTGGTATTGCATCAACACTGCGAAAGACAACAGCCATGTTCATACCCTTTGCTTTAGCAATCTCTATCTGCTTTTTGTACAAGGGATTAGCTTCGCTATAGCTAAAGGTAAGATGGTAGTTTGATACATTATCAATTTTACGATTGGCAATCTTGGTATAGTCATACCACTGCACTGTTGGAAACATATCAAAGATATTGGCGTAGTCATCAATAGCTATACGCTCCCAACGTATGTCGGATGTACCATTGAGCCGAATAACAGGCGTCACACCTTGTTTGGCGCAATACTTGACAAACTTGGTAACATCAACAACAAGCTGTGCCATAAAGCCATCACGATCAGAAGAAAACCACGCAGTCTTTTTAGCACGTGACGCTTGTACTGTGTTCATAGCACCACGACCTGCTGTAAAGAGACAGCCATCAATACAGCCAGCAATCTCAGCATTGGCACAAACATTGATACCAGCACTTTTCCAAGGCTGCATATACATGATAGCGGTTTCATACTTGTCACCGTTACCCTTGATAGTTTTAGCATCAGCACCAGATGCAATCAGCTTACCACGAAATGCCATTGTATTACTCCGTAAAAAGTGTCCAACATTGGACCGTTTCAGTTTGTTACAGTGTAGTATATAAATACTTAGTACTTTTATAAATGTCAAGTACTAAGTATGTTATACACACTAGTTGATGGTTAGTGGTATAGGGTAAGCATAGTCGATGCCAACAAATTCATCGGGTATATATTCCTTGCACTCTAACATCTCAATGTTAGCGAGAGGTGTTTGCATCTGAGCCAACAGCATAGCTGTCTCGACAGCAGACTTCCAATCGTTTACGTTAGGCATAGTATCGTCCAGCTTGACTACACTAGGCACATCATCAATGCCTAGCGTTACTTCATATGCTTGTAGATAACTCATAGGTCTACATTCTCAGGATCAAATACAGCCAGAAAGTTATGTCGCATTTGCCAGAAAGCATGATCAAGTTCCTTTATGTCTGACAGCCATAGGTCATTACAATCTGTAAGAGTAGTTTGCGCCGCTTCCAAAGCCTTGAACGTCTGCTTTATAGCAGCTTGCTGATCGGCTTGCAAAGCATTGAAGGCATCAAGGTTAGCTTGATTACGGTCCCTGCGCCATTGCTCCCATTCTTCTGGTGTGGTAGGTTTATCGGTCATGTTTGTTTCTCCTATAGGAATATTATATATCATATTACCCTGCTAAAGCAGCAGGGTTTTTATCCATCAACTGCTTGTAAAGCAGAGTGGTTTGCTCCCAACTTTGGATATACTCCTTACGTAGTTGGGCCTCGGCGGTCATGTTGGGGCATTTGTGAGGCAGGATGCCAAGCTGTTGCAGCTTCCCAACACGGTAAACTATACGGTTATGAAACTCATTAAGGTTACGTGCCATTTCTTTGGCTGTCATGGTCATGTAGTTCTCGACTACATAATCATCAATGACGCTGTAGTTATAGGTATAACACGCTGCCTTCGACATATGGAAGGTGTGTTGCTCATACAAAGCAGGATTGCTAGACTTGACGATAGGACGGGTTGTGTTTGTGTTGGTAGTCATGTGCATATCTCCTATGCTGTAAAGTGTCCAATGTTGGACCGTTTGGTTGGGGTAGTAAGTGTAGTATATAAATAATAAGTATATCGTAAGAACTCTATACTTATTATGTTATACACACTAAGTGTTTAAGCCAGTGTTAGTTTAAGGTCAAGCTCTTTCCATCCTACAGGCATACACATGTAGGCTACGTTGTCTAGCAGATTAACCACAATATCACCTACAGATATTGAGGGATGCTGTTGTAGTGATACAACATTAATCTCTGCTCTGCCATGACCATTACCTGCATCAAACACATCAGCAAGTGTCATTGACATGCTATCAGGAGCGTTTATCAACATGGTCTGTTTATACATACCAAGTTCAATGGCATCCATTGCCCTTTGATTGGCATTTTCCCCATTGGGAAACATCAAGGCAAAGTAAGCCAAAGCAAACTCACTATCTTGTGATGCATTAATGCGCTTCACTTGATCATCGGATAGTGGACGTTGGTAAATCATGTAGGTCATTTTATCGTACCCTTCTACGAAGTTTCTGTTTAGCATAACGTAAAGACTTACGTTCTATCTGCCACAACTTGCGGCGTTCCTTGTAAGACATATCATTCTGTCCAACATTGGACCGTTTGATAAACTTAATAAAGTTTAAGAGTTTCATCCATCCATATACTCCCTGAGTGCCTTACGGAAATCCGTTTGGCGATTACGTTTAGCTTTGTTGCCCTTTTTAGGAAGGACAACCTGCGGTGACTTACGTTCCTGCAGCATAGCTTTAGCTACAGGATTGACAATACCCATTGGGGCATTCTTCATATTACGATTAGGTACTTTCATTTTTAAACAAATCCCAAAACATCCATCCTAATGCACAAACTTGCACAAGGATTAAACCTGCAATTACACCAGACAAAAAACCTATAGCAATCATATTAAAAGTTCCTTTTAAAAGTGTCCAACATTGGACCGTTTCGGTTAGGTCGTTAGTGTGTTATATAAGTTATATATACTTTCACTAAAGTATCAAGTATATATAACGTTATAACCACTATCAAAAGATAGTAAGATTAGGCCATATGTACACTGCAAACCATAACAGTATAGCCAGAACAACGGCAGCATTTAGGGCAACCATAATACCATTACCAATGGTATAAAGAATATTTAAGACAGCTTGTTTCATATTAAACATCCCTATCTTGCCAAACACTTGCTAAGTGTTTACCTAGCACAATGTACAGCTTGGATATATCAGGATCAGAGAATACGAACTGACCATTACATAGTAATGTATTGTTTACAGAATACTCTAAAACATTGTCATCATGGCAAACCTCAATGGTAAAACCATGACATTGCAGGTCGATTGTTTGCATAGGTTTTTTATAAGCCTCACCCTTACCTTGGGTGTATCCACCAAATTCTTCAATTTCATTATCGTCAAACCATAAATTAGTCATGTAGAAGTTCCTTCTAAAAGTGTCCAACATTGGACCGTTTCAGTTACGCTCCGCTTGGCGAAGCCAACGCTCTGCTGTAGTCACATCAGCAGCACCTGCTTTCATACAGGCAATCACAGCCTCATCATGAGCCTCACGCTCAGATTGCAGGTCAGCATTAATCTGATCTTGCAGATCAGCTTTCCATTTCTGCTGATCCGTTTCAGACATATCCCGATAGAACACAAGATCACCGCCACGTGGCCTAAAGCCATAGGCATCTTTGTACATATCGCTGAAGTTATCCATATAGAAGTTCCTTCTAAAGTGTCCAACATTGGACCGTTTCAGTTTGATAGTGTGTTATATAAATAATAAGTATATCGTAAGAACTCTATACTTATTATGTTATAACTACTATTTACATTCCGTCTTCGTGGCATCCATATGGTGCAAGGTATCCCATTTCAAGGATACTATCCCAAAATTCTTTCGCTGATTCTGCGGTTAAATCAGACCATTTTTCTACGAAAGCACGGCGCATCATCCCATTACCACAATCGTCAATTTTATCTTGAACTGATTTAGGAAGATTAAGGCAGTGTACATAATCATCTTCACCCCATGAAAAATATGATTTAACATCATCTTGATTACCAAATTTCTGTAAGAAATCGTTGCGGCCCATTTGATAAGCGTCAGCTTCCATATAAAGATTAAACAATTTTGACATGTAGAAGTTCCTTCTAAAGTGTCCAACATTGGACCGTTTCGGTTTGATAGTGTGTTATATAAAAGCAATAGGTAGTTCGTAAGAACTTACTACCTATTACTTGTTATAACCACTAGTTAGTGATTAAAAGACCTCAATTTGACCGTTTGGCAATTTCTTGGCTGCATACACTGCAATGTGTGTATTTGCTGTATCTACAGGATCATCTGCTTCAAGCTCTGCTTCAAGCCGTTCTTGCTCAATCATCAGCATCTCAATGATCTCTTCAAGATCAAGGCCATTGCCTTTCACAATGTCCATCATTTTGTCTACGACAAGCTGCGGAGTAACCTTTAGGTTAGGATTTGGTCCAACATTGGACGGTTCTGCTTTAGCAGTAGGTTGTTCCGTTGGTTCAGCTTTAGCTGTAGTATCAGCTTCGCTGTCTGGATTATCAGCTTTACGCATTGCAGCTTTTAAAGCTGTGAGACTAGAACCTTTGAACTTGCCTTTGGCAATGAACTCACGACACTCAACTTCGTTGTCGGCAAACCAAAGAGCTTCGGAACGACGCCGCTTATCAATACCATTGATCCCATGAGTGACCAAGGTTTGACGGCTGATTTGACCAGAGTCAACAGGGCTAGAGGCTTTCAACTTCTGTAGAAGTTTACCCAACCGAGTATCAAAGCCGTTGGCTTTTACAGTCTGTTTCAGATCGTTGATCTGCCGCCACATTTTACCAAGGGCTTTGCCCTCTGCAATATCGTCACCGATTGAGGTAGTTTGGTTTTGGTTTGGAGTTGCCATGGTTAGTTTTCCTTTTATCTATTCTGTTTATATGAGAGAACTTATATCTCTCGTAAAGAACGAGATATAATTCTCTTTATAAACTAAGTAGAATAGAAAAAAGGGTTTGTCAAGTGGGTTGGTTTTGGTGATTGATCGAAGATCAAAAGGTCGCATGATGATCCTCGGCGCAGGTCGTTTCGCATTGACTACAGGTATCGAAGATACCGCAGTTCGTGTGTGAAACTCATGAGAAGTGTTGCTGAATTGTCACAGTTTGTACATAGATGGAACATCTAAAAAAGTGTCCAACATTGGACCGTTTGACCATTGGCAGAGCTATGCATGGCTTGTAGGATCACATGACTGACCAATACCATTGGTGGGGTAGGGTATTTTTAAGCATCGGCTTCACTACACATCTTCGATGTGAAAACCCTTGGTATCAATTCACTATTTATAGTGGCAACTGATTGAATAACACTTGTCGTAGACAAGGAAGCTGTTGAAATTATTCACTCTTTAGAGTGTTTGGTGTGATGATCACCTAATCTGCCCTCACCGCAACGGCTGCTTAGGCATTATGCATAGGTACAGGCGCAGTGACACGTGAGGGGCAAGGGCCACCCCCGTACCCAGCGTATATATGCATGTACTAATACACAGATCAGTATTTTCAACTGTTAACCACAAGGTATATATACGTAATATGATACCCCATAGACACACTTACTGTGATATATTTGTCACACTATACCTAAATGCTACACTAAAATCCTACCACATACAATATTAGGGGTTGACATGTTTTACCGAATGTGTAAAACTATCATAGTAGACAGTAGACACTCACTTACAGTGATTCATTGGTAGATAAAAAATAATTCTAATCTATTAATCACATAAATGCAGACACTTTAAGTGAGGAAACACAAATCCTACTACTTAAATGTACATAAATAACAATAATATGTAGAAAGTACTTGACAATGAGTAAGAAATCTGTAAAACTATATACAGACAATGTATTAGAAGAGTTTTATAACCACCTTCTTGACGGTAATTTAGACCAACTGCACATACCACATAGTGATGTATTCTATGTAAAGGCTGCAGTTGATGCTCACTACGGTAAATCATTTACATTAAAGCACGTAGAAGAAGCAATGAGGCTGGAAGGCTGGACTGAAAAATCATACAGTGATCCTAACTATGGAAAATAATTTATATGGCTATTCCTGAAAGAGTTAAAACTAAAATGAAAGAGGAAGGACTCCAAGGTGTTAATAAACCTAAGAGAACTCCTAGTCATAAAACAAAATCTCACTGTGTAATGGCTAAAGAAGGCGATAAGTATAAGTTTATTAGATTCGGACAACAGGGTGTTAGTGGTGCAGGTAAATCCCCTAAGACTGCAAAAGATAAAGCACGTAAGAAAAGCTATTATGCTAGACATAATGCACAAGGAAAACCAACGAATAAGTTATCAGCAAAGTACTGGTCACATAAAGTAAAATGGTAAGGAATATAAACCAATGGGAATACTAGGTAAAGTAGTTAAATCTGCTACAAAAGCGGCAGTTGCAAAACGGGCTGCTGCTAAAGCAAAGAAGAAAGCTGCTGAAGTAGCTGCACGTAAAAAAGCAGCTAAAGCTAGAGCAGCAGACAAAAAACAACAAGCTGCACTAGATAGTTATGATGATTTTTCATCTGACAGTAGTTATTTTTCTGGTTCAGGTCCAACACCTAAAAAATCTGCACCTAAACGTAATAAAGCTGATGATGCTGCACGTGCAAAGGCAGATAAGGCAGCAGAGGGTCTTAAAGGTAGTGGTGAGTCACTAAGTACTAAGCTCCGTAAAGAAGCTAAGGCTAAAGCTGCAAAAACTGGCCCTAAGAAAACTAGTACTACACCGGGTAAAAAGAAAGATACACCTAAAAAAGCAGAAACTGCACGTAAAGCTGCTGGTCAACGTAAAAAAGATCGTGATGCTAAGACTGCACAGGCTACTACACAACGTAAAGGCTCTATTGCTAAAAAAGCTACTGTATCTAAAACTGATATTGAGCAAGCTAAAACCAAAAGAAGTTTAGACGCTTATGAAAACAAAGTTAATGATATGCCAGCAGGTAATATTAAAACTATGTTAAAGAAAATGATAAAAGCTAAACGTAAAGAATTTGAAAAAATGCAAGCTGAAGAGGTAGATAAAATAGGTCGTAAAGCTACACAAGCTAAACGTGATAAAAAACCCTTTAAAGGATATACGCCTAAGTCTCCCTTTAATAAAGGCGGTATGCCTATGGTTAAGAAAGATGGTAAGTCTATTCCTGCTTTTGCTGCTGACGGTGTTGGCAAAATGATGAAGGGTGGAATGGCTAAAAAGAAAATGATGAAGGGTGGAATGGCTAAAAAGAAACCTACTGCTAAGAAAAATACTACTGCATATATGTATGGTGGCATGGCTAAGAAAAAAGCTAAGAAGTAATGTCCAATAAAATTAAATCAGATGCAAAGCGTTTATCAGATAGTCAGTTCAAGGCTATCTATAAACAAACTAAAGCT